TCTAATGCGTCTGCGTGTCCCCAAGCATCAAGTTCATCAACAGTTGCCATTATGCTGCTGTAATATCCAATTCACCGGCAGCTATTCTTAGAATATCGCCAGATGCAACAGCCTTACCCGCAGAAAAAGCACCGTGAATTAATAAGTTTCCAGAAGATGCGGCATCGAATAAACCCCAATGGCTCACTGTACCCCAAGATCCTGTAGCAGTTGGGAAATCAATTGAACTAGTATTATCTGTCGTACCACCCGAAGCAGCATCAAAAGCGATAGATTTTCGTGTATAGCCGTTTCCAGATAATTCTGTTCCACTATTACCATCGGCAAAACTACCAGTAGATAGTCCGATATAAACCGTTGATGCCGGTGTGTAAGCTGCGTTTCTTAATATATGGTCAAGTATTTCATTTTCAAGATAGTCTGACATTGCTGACATGTGTTGCTCCTAAATTCCGTATTGTGTTTTCATTGATAAACCACCACCGCCATATCTTGCTTTCTCGGTATCACGGATAATTTCTTCCATGATACGAGAGAATAAAGCATCGTATTGCGTTGCCCTTTGCTCATCCATTAAATAGGTATAGGCATTAGCAAGAGAGCCATATAAATAGGCATCGGGGTGTCGTGTTAAAATGGTGTTGCCTGTATTTGCATCTGATAGAGATGCTATGGCTTCACCATAAATAATTTCTAATTCATAGCCTGTATCTGGAACAGGTCGTAGTGCTATTTCAGCACCAATAATTGTATAGGCTTTTGGCTTTCCACCACCACTTGAGGAATATGTTTCGTATAAACTTTGTGGTGTAAAATATTCTAAAACGATCACAGGATCACTATTAACCTTAACAAGACGAATTTCTCGCAGATCCGTTGGTAATGAAATATATTCATCGCTTTCTGTTGTTGTGGCTTTTGCTCTACGTTCCATTGAACGAGTGTCAAGTTCTCGTGACATACGGGCTTCGCAGAGTTTAATGAAATCTGGTATCTGTGATGTTAAATCATCTCTTGCCAAGAAATTAGCAATCGAAGTTTTTAAATCACTGTACGATGTAAATGCCATTAGATTAATCGTCCGTTCGTTGTTCTAAATGCTTGGTTATCAGAATTTTGTAGCCACTTAAGCCATGCTTTAGGATTTTGGTTTGGTCTGCCGTATTTCTGCAACAGTTCATAATAAATAACCGTAGGAATCTCTGCAATTTTTTGATGGTGTTTTTGTGTGTTACCAATCATTGAACCAACTGTATGACTTGCCATTTCTTCGTTTGCCATTTTCTTTACAGGATCAATATTTTGCTGTGTGACGATCTTGTAATTATCCGCACTTTGATCGTATTCCATTGTGGTTTTTTTATTCTGAACTGCATCAACAGATAAGACTTGTTTCTTACTCATAATACACCCGTGTAAAAATAGGGGTAGTTGCCTACCCCTATTGCTAGTTGTTGTTTTAAGAACCGTTAAGTCCAAGAACAGCACCGTGTGCTTTTGGTGCTTTCACGATTAAGGTATATTCAGTCACAATACCGAAACGTGTAGCATCACCGCCCGGTGAAACGTCTGTTACTTTGAAGTCACGTCCTGCAAGAGTTCCAAGACAAACATAATCTGGATCAATTGCATATAATTCACTGTTTGGACATTGACGGTCAATCGTTACATCTAGTGTTCCAAAGTCTGATAGATACATGGACACTGAACCAACGATTGCTGCTTCTTTAGGAGCAGTCGATTGAATTTGGTTTTCTGATACCGAACCGCTGGATAGACCACTGAAGTTCTGTTTATTAGCCGGTGACATAATCAGCATTGATGGATTACCACCGTCTGTATATGCAGCCAATAATGCGGCATCGATTTTAGCCAATGTTAGGGCAGCGGCAGTTCCGGTGAGATCAGCAAGAGCCGTACCATTACCATTTGCAGCGACTGCCATATCACTTGGCACAGATGCGTTAGAAATCCATGTAACAAGTTTACCGGCTTTTCTAGGTTCTGATGCAGATGCAGCTTCATTCTTATAAAGAGATTTTGCAATATCACGTTTTTGCTCTAATCCCTTTAAGACTTTAACATATGCAGTTTCTTTTGCTCTGCCTGCTGTATCGACTGAATCTAGTGTGTTTGACACTGATGCAGCTTGCACAGCAATCTGGTGGTAGTTACCAACACGTGTTGTTGGAGCAGGGTTTGCATAAGAAAAGTCTGCACCTTCTGATGCGTAGTTGGTATCGACAGCAGCCGCAAGTTCTTGAACCTGCCACTCGTGGTAAACACCTTTCGTTGTTTCTTTTTTCATTGACGATACAAGAGGTGTATCTGTCGGATCAATTCTATAAATGATATCCGATAGATCCTCTTTTTCACCAATAGAAGTTGCTGAAGTATAAATAGCCATTCTTTAGTCCTTTATTTTGATTTAGATAATAAGTATTCAACAGCATCATCTTTTGATCCTGTCTTTAATACTCGTTCAAAAGCCGTAGCTTTGGTTTGTTGTGCAACATTAGCTTTTCTTTTAGGTTGAGAGGATTTCAACATTTTAGGTGCATTATTTACTTTTTTCTGCATAACAGGTTTCTTTCCTTGTAGCTGATCGTATAAATATGCTTTTCGTAATAAATCGACAACACGACTATCGTTAGCATTGGCTAACTCACTATCCGAGAAACCAAAATTCTTTGCATAGGTTACAATGCCAGATTTCTCTTTTGCAGCAACGTCTGGGTTCTTCCATTCTGGTATGCGATCTAACAGCTTTACCTGTTCATTTTCGACATGCCTTTGGGCTAACACCTGCTGTTCCTGTTGGACAGCTGCTAATCTTTGTTGATTATCACGAACATCCTCTTTTGCCTTCATGTAAGCAATAGGATCAGAATTATACAGTTCTTGCCATTGTTCCGGGGTAACATTCCCTTGTGCAGACTGTGCTAATTGCTGTTCTAATAATGCTAAATTTTGAGCATAATGTTGCCGCTCTTGTTCGATTGAAGCGGCATCTTCTTTAGATTTACTTAAAGTTTTCTTTGCTTCTTCTAATCGCTTTTGAGCAACAGTTTCAAGTTGATAGGATTTGATTAATTCATCGGCTGTTACCTCGACTTCTTCACCATCAACCTTAGCTAGATAAACAGGGATTTCTTCCTCAAAGGATTCTTCATCATTCTGTTCGCTTTCTACTTCTTCAATTTCTTGATTTTCTTCTTCTGTGATTTGGTTGTCACTTTCCGAATTACTCTCAATTGTTTCTGTTTCTTCGGCGGACACTTCCGTGTCTTGTGGCTCTTGATTATTATCTAAACCTTTGGTTTGAAGGTCAGCATTATTCAAAAGCAAATTTACAGCAGAATCACTGGTTAACGATTCTGTTGTATCTGGATTCATCATTTTAAAACTCCGTTAGTTGTTTACATTAACGAACAGAGTTTTCTATTTGTAACGATGCTAATTTTCCCGATTGAGAAATCGACTTCAATTGATCTTCAAATGCAGTCAAAGCATGTAACAAAAAGAAAACCTGTTCTCTTTTATCCTTATCGGCAATGTCACTTTGTGACCATTCGCTGATATAAGAATCTCTCAATGATTGTAAAACTTCTAATAATAGCGGATCTCTTAATAGTGCGTCGGCTTTTGCACCACGATCTCTTTCACCACCTAACGACATACTATTGACCTCTTGGTAAGTTCAAACTTACGTCACCGCCAAGGGCAATTTTCTGTCGTCTTAAATCTAATTCGGCTTGTAATTCTTCTCTACGCAAAGCAAGCATCTGTTGTGCTTTTTCTCGTTCAAGTTCGATATCAAGCATCATTTTTTCACGTTTCAATGCAATCTCTGCTTCAAACTTTTCTCTTTCCATTTGTGCTTCCATTGCCATTGGATCTGGTGCATTTGGATCTGGTGAATTTTGTGCCTGTTGTTGTTCTGCCAATAACTCATCCATTTGTTCTGGCGAATTAAAGAATTGGTTGCTGTCTTTAAAGCCACCCATTTCAATAATCTTTTGTAGTGTGTTGACATATTGGCTAGGTTTTACGATAGGATTATCCATGCCTAGTGTTTGGATAAGCTGTTCTTGCTTCCCGGCAATCTGTAGCAGCATAGCCATTTTCTCATCTTCACGACCATTACCAAGCCCGACATCAACGGACATATCAAATTCGTTTTCCCACTCACTTGGATCAATTGGGATATATTCGTTTCTTATGCGAATTATACGTTCTTCGTCCATATGTTTTTGGCATAAATGTAATA